ATGAGCGACGGCCACGATCCGATTCTAGAAGCCGTTGAGGCGCTGAAGCTGCGCGGCCACAAGGTCGAGCCGTGGGGCGAGGAGTTCGACGCCTGGCTGGTCGACGGCGACACGCTGACGGAGGGCGAGATGATGGCGTTGGCCGTGCGCCTCGGTCTCATGGACTCGACGTCGGATCGGCAGCAGTAGCCGGGAGCGATGACTTTCATCTGGCGCCGCACCTTCCCTGACACGCACCACGATTTCGTCGCCGAGGAAGCGGGCCAGCACGTCGGCCGCATTCGGCGGATCCACGGCGGGCCGCAGGATGGCGTCTGGATGTGGAGTTGCACCGGCTGCCAGCGCGGGCACGAGGCGACGGGCGTGCGTCCGCTCAACGGCGAAGCGCCGACCCGGGACGAGGCGATCGAGGCGCTCGCCGCCGCGTGGGACCGGGCGAAGGCTTGGAGCGCGCGGGCCGGGCTGCCGCTGGCTTAGGGCGGATCATGACCGACGAGCAAAAGGGCTACCTGCAGGCGCTGTCCGACGTGCGCGCCTGGCACCGATGGGAGTTGGCGCAGTGCCTCGGCGACGTCCGCCGCATGGAGGCCCACGAGAAAGCCATCGCTTGGCTCGACCTGCTGATCGCCACGAAGAAGCAGCACGCGGCCGATGATGAGGCTATCCGAGGCCCGCCGAATCAATGAGCTGCATCCGCCTCGCCGCCAGTTGGCAGTCGGTAATGATCGACTACTGCATCGTTGACCCACCGCGATCCGCATGCGACACATATATCTCTTGCTGCTTCAACCGCTCGATTTGAAAGATCATTAATATTCTGTGCGGTCCTAAATCTGTGTCTAAGCTTCTTGTTTGGGGGCTGCCGATAATCCCACGTCACCACATCGCCATGGTTAGTAGCACCCCAAGCGTGATGACATATGTCGTTTCTCTCGTCGCATAATTTCGCCAGAGCTTTTAGCGATTTAATTATTTCAAGCTTCTTTTGATCCTCAATCTTGCTCTGTATCGTAGCAATTCGCACGAGCCTTATTTTTCCCTCGGCGCTTGGGGTGGCTGCCAAAAGGCCTAGAACAATATCCTGATCAGCTTTCGATACCAGTTCCAAAACAACGTTGAGCACTGCTTCGGCCAGAGACCATCTAGCGATAAAAAGTCCAAGGGCGACAACTACGTCCCGATGATCGTCAATTCTGCCCAGTTCTGTTTGAGTGCTTTCGTTGATTTCTTGAGTCATGGCACCATCCAGATTACGGGACCATGCTGGCACAACCTTCGTTCGCTGTCTGCCGCGCGCACGAAAAGCCCTTCGCGGCGGTGCCGGCGGGGCTGAGTGAATCGCTGGGAGGAATGCCGGACCTTCGCAAGGTGCGGGCCACCGACACGAAGAAACCGCCGCGGCTGGAGCCGGGCGGTTCAAGGTGGTTCGTGCTGAGGATCAGAGGCCGGTCTACGCGCGGCACTGGCGCGCGGTTCCGGTCAGCTGGGCGGGTGCTGTTGGCGGTCGACGACGAGCCCAACCACGAGGCCTCCGATCTGGATGCCGATGCCGACGTACATCATGGTCTCGCTGGGGTGGGTCCAGAGCATCAGCCGGGCGGTCCTTCGGTCGGTGAAAGGGTGCCGGTGTGGAAGGCGTCGCGCGTCCAGCTCGGCATCATCTGAATGAGCGGCTTCGGATCGGGCTTGATGGCGAGGATCAGGCCGGCAATCACCACCGCGACCGCGAGCGACCACCCGACGGCGTTCTTGTTGCCCTGGGGCACGACGCCGTTGGCCGCGCCCTTCGGGATCACGTGGAGCACGGCGGCGATCACCGAGAGCAGCTTCACCGGTCCGAACAGCTCGGAGTTGGTGAAGGCGAGATCGAAGCCGGAGAGCCGCGAGACGACCCGGAGCCACGCCTGCCCGTCCTGCGACATCCATGAGAGGCAGATGCCGACGATCAGGTAGTCGGTATTGGTCCGAGACCCGGTCCAGATCGCCCGGATCGCCGCGCCGATGTAGTAGGTCAGCGCCATCGTGGCGAACACGCCGACGAGGACGTCGACTGCGATGTTGACGTCGTTGTTCGGCAGCACCGCGTTGAAGGCGACATAGCCGATCGCCAGGAAGAACACCGTCCAGCCGATCACGCCGCGGATGTTCTCCGACCCGTCCTGGTCGTAGATGGTGTGCTTCACGAGCGCTCGCCCTTCTTGCTCTGCGCGCCCGGCTCCATGCTGCTGAGCATGGCCTTCACCAGGGCGCGGATCTCGCTCGTTCGGCCGTCGGGCCACTTCTTCTCTTGGAGCGCGGTGCGCTCGCGGATGGTCACCGCCTCACCCTCGATCCGGGCCCGATGGCGGTCGTTGGCGCTGATGGTCTCGTCGGCCGCCTCGATCTTGCGGCTGCGGGCTGCGCGGGCCTGCTCGAAGGCTTCGTCCACCCGGGCCGACCGAACCTTGGCGAAGCCGCGCGCCGGCAGCAGGGAGGCCAGAGCCTGACCGAGCCACGTCATGGCTCACCCCCGGATCGGCGCAGCCCGAGGTACTCGCGCATCGCCTGCGCGATGTTGAGGGCGAGTTGGCGGGGATCGCGGAGCATCTGCAGGATGCCCTCCAGCGCTTGGCTGGTGTTGGCGAAGCCGTGCCGGATCTCGGTGCCGTTGAGGGCCACGAGGTTCGACAGCTCGCCGAGCGCGTGCGCGCGGCTGTCGAGCGTCTGCTTCAGGCCCTGGAGAAGCTCGCCGACCCGCTCGTCGCTGGCCGATGCCTCTGCGAGTGCGACGAGGGCCCGCTCGCTGATGTTCTCGATCCGCTTGTAGAGGTAGCGGATCACCAGGGCGAGGACGATGATCACCAATGCCTCGGCGACGATGATCGCGCCGAGGGGGCCCTGGCCGAGGAAGACGTCGGCCGCCTTGCTGGCCGCCTGTGAGGCCTCGGCGGCTTGAGGGACCGCCTCAGTAGCTGGCAGGGCGCCGGCCGCCGCCAGCGCCAGGATCAGCAGCCAGCGGGCGAGCGCGCGCGATGCCATCCGCTCAGCGCCTCCCGACCTGCGGGCCGCCCGTGACGGCACCCGGGACCCCGGTCGTGCGCTCATAGGTGCGCATCACGCCGATCCCGAGCAGACCGGCCAGGATCGGCCAGAGGTCGTTCATGACGAGCGTCGGCGGTGCCGGAAACGCGAAGCCGAGCACCGTGCCGACCAGCGCGCCGGCCCAGGTCACGATCGGGGCGAAGATGTACTGGTAGGCCAGCCCGGCCACGCACACCCAGCCCGCGGCCGGCCGCCACCTCGAGGAGAAGCGGTCATTGCCCTGCGCCTCGGCAAGGTTGATGGCGTTCTGCTGCTCGTTCTGCGCCTGGAGGGCTGCCGTCAGAGCCGTCTCGCGCGCGGTCAGAGCCTGCTCGATTTCGGCCTGCGCCTCGGCTTTCTTCTGCGGGTCCGGGATGGTCCGGTCGACGATGACCTTCGCGATCTCGGCGATGCTCGGGATTGCGGCGCCAATGCCGGCCCCGAGCGCCGGGCCCGCGCCGCCCGTCAAGACGCCGCCGATGATGGATCCGATGATGCCGCCGGCCATGGGTCAGCCCTCGTGCGCGGTGAGAGGAATGGTCTGCCCGGCAAGTGCGTGGGTGCAGTCGCCGAGGAATTGGATCTGGCCGTCCGTCACGAAGGAGTGGCAGACGCGCTCGACCTTGTGCTGAGGCCATGGCGCCCGCCGCCACTCGGCGGCGTTCTCCGGCGTAACGGGCGGCTCCCACCACGCGCCTGTCACAAGGACGGAAGGCGTGAACGTCGGCCGTTCGTGATCCCCGTTGAAGCCCCAGCACGGCAAACCGCCATCAGGCACCACGCGCACGACATGCATGTCGCTGCAGCCGGGGCAGTGGAAGCCGAGCCTCCCTCCGTCGATGGTCCGCAGAACGCCAAGACGCGCCATCTCAGCCCTCCTTCTTCGGATAGGCGGCGCGCAGCCGCGCGAGGGCGGAGGCCCAGAAGCCGGGCTTTGCCGGCGCTGGCGCGGGCGGCGCAGTCACGGCAGGCGAGCCGCTGTTGCGCGGGGCCGGCGCGAAGACGGGCGGCGCAGCCGGCGGCGGGAGCGGGGCGACCTCTACGGGCACCGTGGGCACGGCCACCGAAGCCAACGCCAGAGCCTCAGCGCGGACCCCCTGCACGCGCGAGCTCCATCCCTTGCCGAAGGTCGGCCACGTCGACAGGCGCTTTAGGAAGGCGAGGCGATCCGCACAGATCCGCTCGACCGTCTGGCCGGCGTCCTTCGCGCGCGCCGCCGCCAGCGTGATCGGGCCGATCTTGCCGTCATCCGCGACGCCGATCGCCCGCTGCAGGGACGGTACAGCCCGCCCCTTGCCCGAGTTCACTGCGAAGTCGAAGACGCAATAATCCACGCCCGCGGGCAACTCGTCGCCACGGACCGCGTCCCAGTAGTTCTTCCGGTAGATCGGCGCGACGGTCGCCTTGGTGAGCGCGCGGACCTCGGCCTTGGTCGCCGGCCGGCCGAGCCAGCCCGACAGCGTGCCGATGGTAATGCCGAGGTTGGTCGCTCCGCCTGGGTCCGCGGGGTGATCGGCGTATCCGCCCTCGTGCACTAAGACGAGCGCCAGCGCCCGCTCGAAGTTGGCGGCTGCCATGATAATCCTCACGATGTCAGGGTTGGTGGAGCGTCAGCGGCCGCGGGCCGGGACGCAGATCCGCACGGTGCCCGCGCCTTCAATGAAGACGGGCGTGCAGAAGGTACGGCGATGGTGGCGAGGCGCGGCGAGAGCCGCATTGGTGACGAAGCCCGCCAGAACGAGAGCGATGAGCCCCCGGGTCATGTCGCGATCACCGGCTCGACCGGCCCGGGCTCGTCGCACCGGAACGCAAGACGCTCGTCGCACCAATTGCAGGGCTCGGCTTGAGCCGTCCACTCGACGCGCCCGGTGCCGGGGCAGAGATGCAGCCAGAATGATGGCTTCGGCATCACTGCGCCTCGTAGAAGCCGGAAATGTAGAAGACCGCCCCGTCCTGGCCGGCATAGGCGTTGTTGCTCGCCGCGGTCACCGAGGCGAAGGCAGCGCCTGCCTGCGTGTAGGCCTGAAGCGCCGCCCCGGTCTTCGCGTTCTCGCGCCCGAAGGCGGTGTAGGGGCGCGCTGAGGAGACGGTCAGGCCAGGCGGAAGTCCCACACTCAGAGCCTGCGCACACGTGCCGTTGGTCGTGATCGTGACCGTGGCCTGCCAGAACACGATCTTGCCGACGATCTGGTAGCCGCCAGTCGCGGTCGCGCTAGTCAAAAACCCATTCACACAGGAGAGGCTTGGGGTGTACGCCGTGAACGGCCCCTGCGGGACCGGCGGCGGCATGAAGGCGGCGCGCGCCGGCAAAGCAAGTGCGGCGCATAGGGCGAGGATGAGCGACAGGCGGCGCATGATCAGTGCTCCCGGGCGGTAATGGCGAGGCCGGCCACCGAGCCGATCGCCGACATGGCGCCGGTCTCCACGAACCCCGGCTCGCTGGAGAGGTACGAGCCGGCAGGCACCTTGATGTTGCCGCCGCCGGGCGCCGCGGTCGCGGTCGCGTCGAAGTTGATCCAGATGTCGCCGGCCGAGTCGTTCTTGATCTTCCAGCCCTGCCGGCTCGTGTTGGCCGCCATCAGGGTCGTGGCGGTCGTGCCGACGGTCGCGGATCGGTTCGTGCCGGCGCTGCGGACGGTGGTCGGGATGGGCAGGCCGCCCGTGGTGCCCTGCACGGTCAGCGCGGTGCCGGCGGCTGTGCCCGCGGCATTGGCGATGCTGGGCAGATAGACCGGGATGGCGTTCGCGCCCGTCACGGCGGCACCGGCCACGCGGATATCGGCCGAGAGCGTGCCGCTGTTGACGACCACGCCGTTCGTGGTGCCCGGAGTGGTCTGGTCGATGCCGAACCGCCCGACAATGGCGGTCCCCGCCTGAAGGGTCGTCTTCAGCGTGCCGCCGAGCTGTCCGGCGATAGTCGCGAGCCAGCCGCGGATGCCGGTGCCGGTATTGGCAACCGCGGGCGACGCCGGATCCGTTCCGTCCTTGGCCGCGCCGGTGAGCTTGCCGTCGATCGAGGACAGGCTGGTGTTGCCAGTGTCCTGCCTTGCAGCCGTCGCAGCCCCAGTTGGAAGCGGCGCCACAGGCGTGATCGAAGCCGCCGATGGCGCGGCAATCTTGGTGCCGGCCGTGACGTTGATCCAGAAGTTCGAAACCAGATCCCCGGCATCTCCATCCGTCACCACGAGATGATCGAGGATGTCACCGTTCGCGTACCCGGTGCCATCGGCCGTCGCGCTGAAGGTCGAGCGAGAAACGACCGTCCCGCTGTCACTGTCCGGCCTGGCGCCGGTGCCAGGGGCGGCCGAGGGGTTGCCCGCGACGTCCGTCCAAGTGATCGTGCCGGCGCTATCAAGCCGAATGAAACGGGTGCCGGTGTCGTCTGTCCAAATCGTCTCGACCCGCTGCGCCTGGATCGCGGCGAGGATCGATTGAAGGACCGCCTTGGCATCGTCCTGCTTCGCAGACGTTGATGCGCCGATCGGCAGCGGCAACGTCCCATCGTCATACAGGACGGCCAGCAGATCGGTCGGCTGCATCGTGCCGGTATCGTACAGCAGCGTAACCACCGAGCCGGTGATATCGCTCGCCCCGAGATCCTCATCGCTTTGGGCGTACAGGAGCTCGTTCGTCGGCAGATGGATGATCGCCAGCAGCCGCCGAGGGTCGAAGCCGGTGACGCCAGACAGGTCGACCTGACGCAGGCTCGGGTTGAATGTGTACCCGCTCAGAAGGGCGCCGCGCATCAGATGCCTCCGAAGATCAAGCTGTAGGCCAGGGCGCGACGCCGGACGCGGCGCTCGGCGGCGGCGATGTCGTCCTCGACCTCCGCCTTCAGCGCCGCGTCACGATCAGCAGCGAGGCGGTCGGCCTCGTCGACGGTGCCCTCGTTGTAGGGGACCACGACGAGTATCTCGAAGTCGGCATCCGTGCTCTCCACGGCGTAGCGTGGCGGGTCCGGAAGGGACGCCACCGGGATGGGTGTATTCGCCATCGGGTGCCTCAGTTGACGATGGGCAGGGAGAACGTCAGGTGCGTGGTCACGACGCCGCCCGTCCCCTTGACGCGCAGCCATCCCGAATAGGTGCCTGGCGTCATCGCAGCCGTTTGCTCGGCGGTCAGCGGCAGCGATGCTTTGCCGGCCCCGATGTCGAGGTCAGCCGCTCTGTCCTCGGATGCGCCGCCTGGAGACCGTAGGGTCCACGTCACCACATCGCCGGTCTGCAGCAGGGGCGAACGCGCGAGGGACCGGATGCCCTTGCGCAGGAGATAGACGGCGAGCGTCTTGGTGTCGCCGCGGCGGACGGCGGGGAAAGCGTAAGAGGCCGGCATCAGTACCCCACCGTCGCTTGCCAACCGAAGACGATCGTCGTGTTGGGCACCGGCACCCACCCGACCGAGTAGGCCGTGACCGTGAAGGTCGTGCTGGTAAGGCCCGAGAGAACGAGGGACGCGGCGTTCTGAGGCATGGACAGCCGTATGTTGCTGGGCTGCTGCCCGGCATTGTGCGCCACCGTCAGCCTGCCGGCGCTATCCGTCTGGCCGACAGCCGCGCCTTGACCGAGGACGCCGGACACATCACCCACGACCCGCGGAGCCCCGAAGTTGTCTCCGCGGTAGCCTGAATAGCGCTGCTCAAGGCCCGTCCCGCGGCGCCACTCCTTGACCGAGATCTTCGACCCGCCAACGGCCTGAAGCGCGGGGACGTTTTGGTTGGCGTTCGCCTTGCTCGACACGCCGTTGTAGGTGCCCTCGACATAATCGCCCAGGGTGACATAGGTGTTGGCGCCGATCGCCAGGATGTGCTGCCCGCGCGCGTTGTTGAACTGCGCGCGGCCGAAGAAATCGAGGCGGCAGTCCGGCGCTCCGATGTAGATCAATGGGTCCGCTGTGGTTCCGAACTCCTCTTGGTGAGAGGAGAGGTCGGCAATCGACGCGACGGTGTATTGCGCGTTGTCGTCGACGTAGACAGCATGCCGCCCGATGTCCGAGTCGACCATGCCGATCTGGACCTTGCTGGACACGCCGGACGGCTGGGAAGAGCCGACGCCCTCGAAGTAGCCGAACCGCAGGGTTCGATAGGCGCTATATGCGAACAGGCTGCCGATCTTGGCATTGTCGACGCGGCGCAGGTTGACCGCATCAAAGTTCACCACTTGGTCTTTATAGACTTCGTTTGCTCGATACCGCGCCAGAAACGGCCAGAAGTGAATGGTCTCGATGTTGACCGCGTCGTAGCAGTTGTCGATCCGCACGCCTTCCCTGAATGCCGTGCCGAGGATGCGGCCGATCTTGGTCTGGTTGCCGAACCCCGCCGACAAACGAAGGAAGCGCGTCGAGCACAGCGGAAAGACGTCGTCCATGATCAGCGTCATGCTGGTCATGTCGAGATCGAAATCGGCGTTGATCGGGCCCCAATCCTGTCCGGCCACCACTGGATTCTGCGGGCGCAGGATGCCGAAGCCAGAGAGGTAGCAGGACGCCAAGCCGAAGCCGTCTTCCGGTGAAGCCGCGATGCCCTTCAGCGCGTGATCCATGAACAGGATGTCGCCCTTGCCGGTCAGCGGGTCACATCCCGTGCCGCGGATCTTCAGAAGGCCACGCGCCGGGATCGTGTCGGTGACCCGGATCGTCTCGCCTTCGGGGATGTGCAGGCAGCGCCCGTCCTGGCGCGCGGCAGTGATCTCGCTGATCACGCCACTGGTGTCGTCGCTGGAGCCGCCCGAAACCGAGTAGAGATCGCCGAAGTAGCGGGCGAGCTGCCGCATCCGCCCGAGAAAGGGGGTCGCGAGCGTCCCGTCGCGATCCGACAGAGCGAAGGTGCCGGGCGCTCGAGAGTAGACGAAGTCGCGGACGTCCTGACCGAGATCGGTCGCCTTCACCTGGCCATCGACCCGCGCCCAGTACGCGCCGTCCGCGGACCGGAAATAGTCCGAGGAGGCCTGGGCCTGGGCCGGGCTTGTCCGGCGATAGGTCAGCCGGGTGCCATCGCCGGGCTGAGCGCCGCCGCGGATCTCCAGGGTCGACACCGTCGGCGGGATGGTGTCGGCCTTCGCCGCCGCCAGGATGGCGTAGGTGCGCGAGACCGGCGACTGCAGATCCTGCTCAATCGCGGCGAGCCGCGGGCCCGCGCCGATATCCTCCTGCGCCGCCAGCCGCTGCACCACGTCCTGCGTGATGGCCGGCAGGATCGGCGCGTCCGTCACGTCCGAGTGGCTGATAGTCTCCACATCGGTGGTCGCGAGGTCGCCATAGGTCTGCAGGTAGGGGCGATACGAGACGGCCCCAGGCGGCGCCTTCAGATCCGCCGACGGGCACCGACGTCCGACCGTGAAGGCGAACTCCTGCCGGCCGTCGGCGGTGCGCAGCGCGAGGAACGTCTTGGCGGTGGTGCTGACGAGGCTGCGCGAGATCAGTGCCCCGGACTGGTCGAACCACGCCACGGCGAGGCGCACCGCATGGTTGCTCGGGTCCGGCGCATCTGCGCTGCGGGTGAAGGCGAAGCGCTCGCGGTAGAGCCGGCCAGCCTCCATCGTGACCCGGGCGCGCGGGCCGAGGGTAGTGGCACCAGACACGCGAACCACGTCGCCATTGAGGTTGAACGCGAGATCGCCGTCGACCGCCGAGGGGTCGTCGTCATGCGCGAACACGGCCGACGTGAAGGCGAAGGGCGCAGCGCCCGGGTGCAGCTTCGCCTTCGCGATCGCGGCGTTGCGCGCGGCGACCTCGTCTGAGAGCCGCTTCAGGAAGTCGGCAACTGCCGCGGAGAGGTTGTCGGCAGCCGTCTTTGCGGCAGCCTGAATGCTCGCGCTCGTCGAGGCCGCCAACGCCGGCACCGTCTGGGTAACCATCCGGGTAACGTCGCTGTTCAGCCCAGCGAGGTTGTTGCCATAGGCGTCGAGCCGCGCGTTGATGCCGGTGAAGGTGTTGTTGATGCCGGCGAAGGTGGCATTGGTGCTGTTGACGAGCGCAGTGATCCGGGATCCCGCCGTAGCGACCGCGATCGTGTTGGCCGAAACGCTCGACTGCAGGTCCGAGATCTGGTCGGTGTTCGTCGCGACCTGGTCGATCGCGGCGCTGATGCGCGCAACATTCTCGGCCGCCGGCACGCCGACGTCAGGATGCAGGAGAGCCATTCTGATCTCGCGATTTAGGAGAAGGCTTCGACGAGCTCGACGGACACGGTGCCGTAGCGAGAAAGCTGAAGCTCCATCGCGCCGGTGTCGTCAGAGGCGAGCCGCATGACAGTGACGGGCTTGGCCAATTCCACCGGAGTGCCGGCGGCGTAGGCCACGCGCGTCCATGGGCGAATGGTCAGCGCGACCGCGCCGGGGACCGCGACCCCCGAACCGGGCGCCGTTGGGTCAGCAGTCACGAGATCGGCGATCAGGTGCATCCAGCCACCGATCGACAGCAGCATGCCGGGTGAGAGGAAGCTGCCGGCGTTTCTCTGAATGGTGATCTGCACCGCGTTGAGGACTGCGGCTTCGGAGAGTGCGAATTGCAGAGCAGGCTGCGGCGCCCCAGGTGTCCGATCTGTGATGATGCCGCCGACAATCGGATTGATCGGCCAAGGCGCCCGCCCCCGCTCGTAGGGACCGACGAACCAGCGCTGGGACCGGCCGAGGGCGATGACGCGGCGCATCGCGAAGATCTTGTCCTTGCCGAAGCATGGGATCGTCAGCGACGCCTTCCAGCGCGCGGTCGGCGAGGCCACGATCTGCTCGTTGCCCTGGAAGGTCTGGCCGCCGGAGCGCGTGCCCCCGCGCAGCGACCAATCTTCCGATGACGGCTGCAGCGCGTCCGGCCAGGGTAGCGGGTCTGCCATTCCGGCCTCAGTTGTAGGTGTCGGGCAGCGGCGGGCGCTGGCCTTCTTCAGCCGGATCCCAGGCGTAAGCCGCGGCGTCGAGCGAGATCAGATCGAAAGTCACCTGCGCGAAATCGCCGACACTCAACACCGATCGCGTGATCAGGAACGTGCCGGCGATCCCGAGAGAGGGTATGGACAGGTTGACCATGGTCTCGCCATAGGCAGCCAGGGCGGCGGGAGAGCACTTCAACCCGCTGAAGCGGAAGGCCGGATTGCCCTTGGCCATGGCGATCTTCATCAGCCGACGGCATTGGCTGTGCGATGGCGCCCGGCGAAAGTCGCGCTCCGTCCCGATCACGCCCAGGAGTTGCTGTGCCGAGAGGTCGTCCCACGGATCTGCTTCGGTCGGCTGAAAGTCGTGGAACGGAGAGGTGTAAGTGCCCTTGATCCGCGTGAAGGTGTCGAATGCGCGGCTCTTCCGCTCCAGCGACGCCCAGCCGATGATCATGCTCTCGTCAATGGTGACGGTAGGCGGCTGCCAACGGCCACCGCGCACCGCAACCTTGCCCTCGCCGGTCTGATAGATCTCGCCGTCCATGGCATCCAGGTAGCGGGCCAGGACCGTCGCGCGCTCCTCGTCGTAGGTGTAGCTGCCCCAGGAGCGGTAGCGTGGCTCCATCGTCTCCCCGTTGGGGTCCGGGATCACGAGCGGGATCAGCTCGTCGCAGACGTTCGCCATCGCGATGAAGCTGGGAAGGTCGATGTCGTCGAGCGTGATGCCGTAGCCGCTCTCGTGTGTCAGGTAGTCGAGCAGAACGATCGCGGCGTTCTCTGACCACTGCCAAGTCGCATCGTCTGCCGGGTTCTGCGACGGGTCTCGAGGGTCGTAGCAGGCCGCGAGATCCGCCACGATGCGAACGTCCGGTGCACCCTCGGGGAAAATCTCGCTGCCCTTCTTCAGCGGCGTGGCGACGACAACGCTGTAGGCGAGCCCCTTGAGCTGGCAATCAGCGCCCCAATACGGGAACTTGAGGCACGCGGGCGATGCCGGCTGATCCTCAAGGCCGTTATAGCCCTCGATCGCCACCTTGCCCTGGTAAACGCTATCAGGAACTACACCGCCGCTGCCGCCGGCCAGGCTGGTCTTCACGTCGCCAAGCCAAAACTCGAGAATGGTGATCGGGCCAACACAGTAAATGACGCCACGTGTCAGCACCTTGTTGTTGGTATCCTGATATTTGGCGGTGTCGAAAAAGAAGATCGTGCCCCCGAGTTTGTCGCGCCCGTGGCCGCGGCGACGCGGACCGACGGCTTGTCGGACGGTGATCTGCTGATCGTTCCGCTTCTCCTCGGCGAAGAGCGCTTGAGCGCCGTAGGACAGGGCCAGCGTGCCGGTCGTGACGATGGCGTAGCCGGCGATGCTGGCCTGCGCCGTCGTCAGACCGATCTCCGCGACTAGTAATGCTGCAACGGTCTCAGGCATCTACACCTTCCACGCCACGATCACCGGGAACGACACGAGGGCGAGTCCGCGTCGGCCGCGAGCCATCCAGCCGAGAGCGCTGCGAACAGCGAAGAGCGGTCCAGCCGCAGGATCCATCACGAGGCCGACATCGCCGGGATGCGGGTCCGAGGTCTCCGCCAACCCGCAACGCCCCATGTCAGCCCGAGCCATCGCTTCCAGGCCACCGAGCCGACGCGCCAGCCGCGCAGCGCCGAGAGCGGTCCGATATCGGCCGCGCACCCTGGCGGCCGGGTCCACACCGCGCCGCGCTCGGCACCAATCCGCCGCCAGCAGCCAGCAGTCGGAGACGCCCCAGGAGAACGGAGAACCCGCCTCCTCCAACAGGAAGAGGCTCAGCTGTCCGGGATCGTCGGGTCCCACGGGCGACGTCGGTTGATCATGGCCTGCATGAGAAAGAGGCCGCGGTCGCCGGGGTAGCGCGTCTGCTGATCCCGATCCGTCAGGTTGCCCAAGGGCGGCAGGCCGCGCCGTGAGAATGGGCGCGTGACGGTGAGATCCATCGTCCATGTGTTCGCATCGGCTGCGCTGTGCGTGAGCTGATCCATGCGCCCGCGCAGGGCGACGACGGGATTACCGATAGGCGCGAACGTCTCGGGATCGAAGAACTGGAACAAGATCCGGCACAAGCGGCCGTAGATCTCGGTCTCGGCGTTCCGGAAGTCATTGATGCTGGCCGAGGTAACACCTTCCAGCGTGAGCGTGACGGGTGATGCCGCCCCGCCCGCCCCGGTATCGATGTCCGAAATTTTGATCAGGCCGCCGATCCCGTCCCAGATCTGGCCCGCCGCGGATAGCGGCCCGTGACCTGCGTGGATGCGCGCGGTGCCGGACGCGAAGGCGAGTTCAACCAGCGTCGCGCCGACGACGGTATCGCCCTGCAGGGCCGCCGCAGCGACAGCATCAAGAAGCCCCATCGCTCAGCGCCTCCGCGTGTTGCCGAAGTCGGCGCGGGACCGGTCCACACGAGCAGACAGGCCCCGGTCGAGGCTGCGGTCGTAAGCTGTCAGCTCGGCGCGGATCTGCTCCGCAACACCCACCTGCGCGCCGCGCGCGTCGACGTTGTAGGCGCGACTGTTGTCAATGGACTGCGGACCGCCACCGGCGCCGCCCGCCGCGATCGGGATCACCTTCCCGTCCGCATTCGGTACGAACAGCTCACGGCCCATCTCGCCGACCGTCACAGGCTGACCGGCGGAGACCGGGCCGCCGTTCGCCCGGAACAGGCTGGCGATGCCGTCGAGGATGCCGCCAGACGGAAGGCTCGGACCCTGGGCGCCGGGTAGGGGCGAGCCGGCGGAGACGACTCCTCCACGCAGCGCGTTGCCGAACAGGTTCCCGAGCAGGCCGCCCGTCGCGTTCGAGCCTGCGCTTGCCAGTGGCGCGGTGCCGAGCAATCCGGCGAGAGGTCCGGAGCCGGTCAGCAGCCCGGTAAGCACCGAACGCTCTAGCTGCTTCGTCAGATCGGCAAAAACCGAGCTGAGGGACTTGCCGTTGACGATGGCATCGGCGATCCCATCCGACAGCTGTGAGGAGAAGAACCGCGCAGCCTCGGCCGCCTGCCGCTGCTGCTGCTCCAGGTCGGCCAGCTTGTCCTTGTAGCGCCCAATCTCATCGGCCGCCTTCCGGATTGCCTCCGTCTGCGCATCCGTGAGTGTCTTGCCATTCTGGCTTGCGATTTCCTGAGCCTTTGCCAACTCAATCGCTACACGCTTTTCCGCGTTCGACTTGGCAAAGTTGTCCGCCTCGGCTTTCGCGGCCGCTGCGGACTTCTGCAAGCCGTTGATGAATGTCTCGATCGGGTCCGTCTCTTCGCGCTCCCGGCCGCGCGACTGGCGCGGGTTGAGCGAGGGCAGCACCCTCGAATTGTCGCGCGATGTCGGCGGGCGCGGTCGAAAATCGAGGCGGTTACTGGCTTCGACCGCTGACGATACTGCACCGGGCTGCTTTAAGCGCTCCCGGAGTAGATCCCTCGCGGCGCTGAGCCCATTGCGATCGTCGGCCTGCTGCTGCGTCTCGCCCGCGCGCGGAATGCCGAGCGCGTCGCCGACGCCGGCCGACCGCGCGGCGTCGTTGAACGCCTTCTTGATCGACGGGCCGAGCTGATCGACGCCAAGCGCTTTGCCAATCTCTGGAGCACCCAGCAGTGTGGCCAGCCGGCCCGCGCTGGGGATCGCCGCATCAATCGCACCCGGGATCTTGCTGAGCTCCACATAGAGGCGGCTGGCGACGATCGCGACGCGACCCAGCGCACCTTCAAAGTCGAGGAAGTGGTTGTAGATGTCCAACGCTGCGTCAGACGCATCTCGCTGGATCGGAATCAGCGCCATCGCGAAGGTGTTGCGGATGTCGGTCAGCTTCGTATCGAGCTGCTGAGCCTTCTCGATCTCCTCCGGGGCGATGACGCGTTGACCACCTGACGTACCCGAGTTGCTGTCCAGGTTCTCGCGTAGGCGGCGGGTGAGATCGACACCCTCGCGGAGCTTATTCTCGAAGTCCGCACCGAAGAACTTGCCCGCCAGATCAAAAGCAGCCAGGTCGCGGCCCTGGTCCCGAAGCTTGTCGATCAGCCCCAGCACCGCGCGGATCCGCGCCTCCTGCGTGCTGGCGCTATCGACCGTAGCCTTGTCCGCGGCCGTCAGGTTGCCGGCGCGGACGTTCTGCTCCAGCCGGCCCGTGATGGCAGAGGTATTCGAACCGTGCTCACCCTCGCCGATGCGCACCGTCGAGGCATCCCGCGCCTTCTCCAGCGCCGCGATGACCTGCTGGGTCTCCAGCCCAAGCGCCTTGGCGTCGAGGGTGGCGCGCTGGAAGAAGTTGGTGCTGATCCCCAACCGATCGGCGTCCTTGCCGATCTTGACGAAATCCTCGACGTGCTTCCGCGCCTGATCGATTGAGGCGTTCACGCTCTCGAATACCAGCTTCACCGCCTCGAACGCCAGGAAGGCGCCTAGCAAGGTGGTGAGAGACGGAATCTGTGCCGCCACGCCCGCGATGGTACTGGTGGTGGCCGTGAGGCTGGCGCGCACGCCGGCACCGGCCGTCTCCGAGGCAGCCGCCGCCCCAGTGAACGCACGGACCACACCTTCCAGCGTTGCCTTGTCGGCCGTAGCGGCATTGGCGGTCGCCGCCGAAATGTTCCGAACGTCTCGCCCGACGGCGGACGCCGCGCGCTGGGCGTTGTTGGCCAGCCCCTGCAACGCGGCGCCGAAGCCGTTGCTGTTCGCCGCACCGCCGGACATAGCCACACCGATCGAGGTCATGTTGCCCACGATCTGGCCGGCCAGCGTTGCCATCGCGCTCTGAGCGCGCGAGGTGTCCGCGGCAAAGGAAATGACGAGCGGTTCTGCCACTGACGACCTCAGAGAAAGCCAAGTGTGTCTGTGGCGCTACAGCTTTCGAACCGCCCCGCAACTTAAGGCTGAATGCCTCAATGGGAAGGAAAGCAAGATGCGCCGCGCATTGTTGGTTAGTGTGGTCTGTTCTGTCGCGTTGACGGCCTGTCAAAGCGTGCCGCCGCCCGCAACTGCAAGTGGCCGACCTGAAGTTACGATATCCCGCGCCCAGCCTGCGAAAGTGAAGGCGCTTTTGGTTTCCAAGATGCTCGATAAAGGCTACCGGCTTGTCAAGGACGACAATTACAACATTACGTTCGACAAGCCTTCAGACAATTTTCTCGCGAACGTAGTTTTGGAAACTCGCCTCGGGGGTATACCGGTGGTTCGCGTTAATTACACGATTGCCGAAATCGGACCGGACGTCCGCGTCGTCGCTGATCTAGCTCTGGTACAAAACGCGGGCACTGGGCTAGAGCGGCGCAACGACGTGAGCCGTGGTGCATCTTCGCCGGAAGTGCAGAAATTCTTGGACGATGTAGCTGCACAGAGCGAACCGGCGAAGGTTGCCCGCCGCTAATCACGCTCTCCCCGCCGCCATCTCCTCGGCCAGCACCGCGACGAACTCGTCCTCGGTGCTACCCTCGTCGGGTGGGCTGTTCGCGGCGATGAAGGACTCGATGACGACGTGCCACTCGGCCAGCGTCATCCGGCGGACCTCTTCCGGCGAGAACCCCGCGACCGCCCCGGCGCCGATGAAGACCGAGAGGTCGCCGGGTCGGCTTCGCTCTTCCCCTCGGTCTCGGCTTTTCCCTTGGGGACACCGTTGACCGCCGCCGCCACGATCTGGCCGGCCAGCGATAGGTAGTCCATCAGCGGCTCGTCCTGGTAACGGAGCACCAGCGCCGAGGCCGAGATGCTGCTCATCCCGCCGCCTTCGAGGCCCAGGCGGATCGTGTCCCAGACCTCGCGGTGGCTGAACGTGTGGCCAGCAATGCGCATGAAGATCGCGCCGATGCCGTGGCCGACGAGACGTTCCAGCTCGGCCATCTCGCCGAGGCGGAGCTGGAACTTGCACTCGCGCCCGGCGAACGGCGCGGTGACCATGGTGCGGGAGGTGTCCGCTTCGCTCACGTGCTGGCTCCGGCGGTCCAAGTCAGGGGGCCATCGCCGCGGAACTGACAGGTGAAGCTCACGATGCCGTTGTTGGTCTTCGTGATCTCGAAATTTTCGACGAAGACGTTGCCGGCCCATTTTCCAGCCCCGGCGCCCCCCTTCGGGTCAACCCGAAACTCGTATGGCACCGGGTCCTCGCTGTCGGCATCCTGCTGAAAGTCGTCGAGGTGATCGGCCGCCATGGACCCGGCGAAGCGGCCGCCCCACGACCGAGACGAGAGGATACTCTTCCGGTCCGGAATGCCGGTCGGGTTATCACAGTCGGCGACCGTGGCATCCTCGAAGGTGTTGGTCTTCGTGAGCGTGATCGCAGTGGCTAAGCACACGAATTCAGCGGTCGCGCCCGATCCGCGGTAGGCGCGGAATCGGTTGCCGGGAAGCAGTGCGGGCTCTGCCATGGTCAGTCCTCCTGTCCCGGCAGAGGCCGGGCGATGCTGGTGGTCAGGTCGAAGAAGACCGACTTCGCCTGAAGCGGGTCGATCACGTCCCCGGCCTGGCCGACCACGAGGGGCGTGCGCAGGCTGTAGGGATCGGCGAGCGGCAGGTCGGGCTGCTCAAGCTGGTCGAGCGAGGCCACCATCGCGTCGATGAGCAGCCAGCCCTGGTCGCGGTTGAAGGCGGTCGACACGGCGTATAGGCGCGCCTGGATCGTCCAAGACTCGCTACAGTCGAGCACCTTGTTGGAGCGGCGGATCGGACCGAAGTAGGCGTAGGGCGGCACAGGATCGGTCGGCAGCGGGATGGCCTTGCCGCTGCTCGTCGGCACCTCGTCGTAGATCCGCTTCGCCGCGAGCGCGTTGAAGCCGGCGTCGGCCTTCAGGCGTGCCCGGATCGCGTCCCGCAGGGCGAGCTCGAAGGTGGTCGGTGCTGCCATCAGAGCCCCTCTTCGCGCGCCGCAGCGCCGATCCCGGCGCCGAGCTCGCTGCTCCAGTCCGACAGCGCCTCGCGGGCCGAGCCGTAGAAGAAGGGCTGCCCGGGCACGTCGCTCTCCTGTGATTGGCGCACCTGCCGACCGCCCTTGCCGGTCGTGTCGGCGAAGAAGTCGCCGTCCGCATGCGTGCCGCCGGCGTGGTGGCCCGCCTCGACCGCCAGGGCGTAGTCGTAACCGCCGCGGTCGGCGGTGGCCTCGACGACGTAGAAGCCGCCCTCTCGCCGGTAGCCGATCCCGTTCAGCAGCAGGCCGGTGTCCTGCGGGACCCGGGACCGCATCAATTCGACCATCTCCTGCGCGGCATGCAGCGAGGCTTGGTCACCCTTCAGCGCCAGCTTCACCGCGTACTTCGCTAGCTGGCCGGAGATCCGGTCGACCCCGATGATGCCGGCGACGGTATCGACGAGGCGCAGTCCGGACAGGACGCCCGGCGCCCGGTCGAACCCGCGGGCTGCGCCGGTCAGGTCGAGGGCAGCCTGCCCCTGTCCGAGGTAGCCGAACGTGGCGCCAATATCGGGCATCACTGCCCCCCAAGATCCGTCGAGATGTTGAGCTGGATCATGCCGGTGCGTCGGTCCGGAAGGCCGGCGCCGGTAACTCCAAAATCGCGGCCCTGGAGAACGATGCGCTCGCCGTTCGTGATGGTGCGCGCCTGGGCGCTATCGCGGATCGTCAGCGTGCCAGTTTCGACGTTTTGGGCTTGGCCCCCCTGCGCGGCCTCCCGGGCGCTGAGCGGCTTGTAATTCGCCCAAAGCGTCATGGCGGCGGCGTAATCACCGCGGCGGCCGGTATCGTCGCCCTGCTCATCCCGGATGATCGGGCGCCGCATGACGACGGCACGCTTGTCGAGCCGACCGCTGTCCATCAGCCCCAGATCCGATAGGGGGCGAGCAGCGCCTCGACACCGAACGGCAGCTGCGCCGGCTGGGCGGCCGTGGTCGTGACCGCATCGCGGTTGCTGTAAAGATGGCCGACCATCAGCAGGATCGCATGTCGGATCGGCGCCGGCACCGTGCTGCGCTCGCCGTCCGCCGCGTACCCGGCGCGATAGCGCACCACGGTGGTGCGCCCGTCCGCGCCCGGCGTCTCGCTGACGAGGGCAAGGAACGGGGGACATGGGTACACGCGGTCGGCGGGATCCTGATCAGCCTGGAAAGCCGCTTCGAGCACCTGCTCGCCGAGCGAGCGGCCGAGCCAGCCATCCGGGCCTGCAAGCCAGCCCGTGGCTACCTCGACCAGGGCAGTGATCACCGTGTCCTCGTCGTCGGCATCGACGCGCAGGTGTGCCTTCGCCTCATTGAGTGAGACGATGGGATCCGCGGGCGTGACGACGACGAGGCGCACGGTCGACGCCTACTTACCCGCCTGCGCCGCGACGGCCGCGGCAATTTCCTCGGGGGTGCTGCGCGAAACGTACCCCTCGGGGGGATAGTTTTCGGCCCTGTAGCCCGACGCCACATACTCTTCGACCGTCGGACCATCGGTGCGGTCACGGTCGCGACGCGCGGCTCCCGAGCCACGCTTGGCACGGTCGGCCACCAGGGCGCGCTCGCTGACTTGGTGATGCGGCTCCAGCGGCGCATCCTCCCGGCCGTCGAGCGAACCGTCGACCGGATCGGCGTGGCCGAGCCGCTGCAGATCCTTGGCGTGCATCACGTCGGTCTCGAACGTGTCGCCGGTCTCGACGAGGCCGCCCTTGTCGTTCTGGACGCGGGTGTTGTGGAACGTGGTCTTGGCCTTCATGGCCACGAGGTCGGTCATAGGAGATCTCCCGGGATCGATACGAGGGCGGGAGGCCGCGCGGCCGAAACCGCGCGAGCCAGGATCAGCTGCCGGACTGAGCCGAGAAGGTCCCCTTGATCAGGGCCTGAGGCCGGCGCACGACGAGGGCGAGGCGCTCCTCGGCGAGCAGCGTGACCATGTTCTTCACGAAGTTGTCTCGATCCTCGGTCGAGATCAGGACGTGCGCGTCCTCCCGGTCGAAGATCTGCGCAGCGTAGGCGAGCGCGCCGGTCAGGAAGTTGTTCTGCGGCATCGCCAGGGACACCGCGACCGGAAGGCCCCAGAGGGTCGGACCGACGAGACCGGCCGGGTTCGCCCAGATGTACCGACCCTGGCTGTCCTTGGTCAGCTCGATCGCCGCCCAGTCGGTCGGGTTCAGCACGTGGCCGGTTGCCGGGTACAGGGCCAGGGTCGCCTGCAGCATCGCGAGGCGCAGCCGGTCGAGGCGGGTTTCCCCCGCCACCGTGACGCCCGACGGCGCCACGTAGGCGGTCGCCTGCGGCATCAGGCCGAGCAGGTTGGTGCCGGTGCCGTCACCGAGCAGGAGCTGCTGCTCCTCCGCGAAGCCGAGACCGTACCGGAGCTCGCCGTCGATCTCGCTCTGGAGCTGCGGCGCGTCGGCGAGGATCTGCTTCGAGGCCGGGATCCAGTGGGCGATGGTCGCCACCTTGGTGTTGGTGATGTCCCACTGGATGTCGGACTGCGGCTTGGCCGCCGACGGATTCTCGGCGACGGTCGCAGCGTTGAGCGAGCGCACCGTCTGGCGCGCATACTCGATGATGGCGGAGTTGGTCCGGCCCGGCTGCAACAGGGCGCGGATCGTCAGCGGGCGCTGCGGGAGGCTGGTGCCGGTCACGCGGTCGGCCTGCACGAGGGCCGTGGTCGCCGAGGTGCCTGTGGCGCTCGCGGAGGTGATGGTCTTCACCTCGACGGCGAGGGAACCCTTCCAATTGTCGCCGCGGGCGCCAGCGGCCTTCACCTCCTCGCTCTCGGCCACGATCTGGCCAACCGACTTCTGCTCCTCGCCGCCCTCACGGGACCCGCGGCGAGCCATCTTCTGCTCCAGATCGCTGACGCGGGCCGTGATGCCGCCCATCTCGGTCAGCGCCTTGTCAGCGTTGGCCTTGGTCTCGTCGGTGACCTTGCCGAGGTTCTTGATCTCGGTCTGAGCCTTCTCGGCGAAGGTCTTCACCTCGTCAGTGGCCTTCTTGAGGTCGGCGGCGAGCGTACCGATGTCGCTCCCGCCGCCCTCGTTGGGCTTGTCGAACACCACTCGGGGCATGCCCGGAATGGCGCAGGTTGCGAGGAAGGACGCCGCGAGGGCGCCAGCGTAGAGACGATGGGCGTTCATGATGATCCTCACAGTTCGGGGAGCTTGAAACCTGACAGCACCTCGCTGAGGGCCGCCGTATCCTGGTGCTTCGCCTCGCTCCCCTCATCCCGAGGGGCGATCTTGAACCTGCGCTCGGCGACGGCGCGGGCCTGCGCGTGCGAGAGCCCGAATTCCTCACGGAACAGGGCTTCCAGCTCGCGAATGGTCGGGGCCCCCTTCCAGGCCACGAGATCTTCGGGGGCGCGGGTGCCGGTGAGCGCCTCGAATCCGTCGCGCAGGTGGTTCATTACCTGCGCGCGTTCCTTCAGCGTGGCACTGCCGTAGCCGTAGCCGTCGCCGCCCATGTGCTTGTCATGCAGCCGCATCGCCGCGGCGATCGACGCAGCGGCCGCGGTCGTATCGGGCTGCACGAGCGCGCTCTTGAACGCGTCGATCAGCGCCAAGCCGTTCGACGGCGTGTCGACGAGGCTGATCTCGCTCAGGCTGACCGATTTCAGGCTTCGGCGCGGCTCGCCCGCCTTCGTGCCGTAAGTCGCGCCACCGGACGGGACCCGGTAGCCGATCGACAGGCCCGGAAACGCGCCATCCTTCACCCGCTCGAACAGGTTGCGGCCGGCATCCGTGTTCATGCCGGAGATCTTGCCCTTGGCCCTGAGGCCGCGGCCATCCTCAGCGATGTCGGTCCAGACGCCGACAGCGCGCTGGCCGCCGAGCTCCGGCCGCCCGTGGTTGACGTGCATCGGCACGCTGCCACCCGCCGCCTTGCGCTCGGCGAGCGTCGCGGCGAAGGCTCCCGGAAGGATGCGGTCGCCGTGAAGGTCGGTGTTGCCGAAGAACGCCCCGTAGCCCTCGAACTCGCCCGCGTCGGGAGAGCCCGCGAACTTCAGTTCGAGGGGGGCAACGATAATATCGGGATGCATGGGCAGCCTACTCGGTTGCTGGAGCGACGATGGCCGAACCGGTCTCCACCGGGCGTTCGCGCGGCAGCGCCGCGACCTTGCCGAGATCGTCGATCGGCAAGAGGTTAGACTGGACGGTCAGTTTGGCCGCCCCACCGCCGCGGCGGTTGAGGTTCTCCTTCTCGCGAATCTCGTCACGATCCATGATGCCGTTCTGAGCGAAAGCGGCATACAGCTTGGCCCGAGCCTCGCTGTCGGCGCGCAGCAGGCCCTCGACCGCGAACTCCGCGTAGATCGTGGCGCGCTCGGCCGGATCGATGAGGCGAAGGCTGATCGCCGCTTCGATGCGCCGGATCTGGGCTCGGAGACCGAGCGTCAGCCATGACAGGACGATCTGCTCGACGCCTGAGCCCCACATGGTCTGCCCCTGCGAGGCATGACCAATCAGGATCGGCGGGATGCCGAACCAACGGCAGATTTCCTCGACGTGCCACCGCCGGGTTTCCAGGAGCTGGCTATCGGCCGGCGAAAGGCTGATCGCCGAGAACTTCATCCCGCCTTCCAGCACGAACACGCCGCCCGCGTTGCTCGAACCCGCGAGCGGCCCGACGACGTTGTCACGCAGATCCTGGCGCTGTTCCTTCTTGAGAACCTGATCAACCTGCAGCACGCCGCTGGGCCGAACGCCATTGGCGAAGAGCTTGTTCGAAGCCTCGTCAGCGGCGATCGATGCCGAGATGGTCTGCCGGGCGAACATCAGCGGCGACAAGCCTCGGAGGCCCGCGCTGCCGAACGCACGGAGGTGGAACACCTCGCTCTCGTCGAGCGACCGGAAGCCCAGAGGATCCGAGTAGTCATACCGGAGGTTGCCGTCCCGGTCCCGACGGACCGTCATCAGGTCGGCGCGCATCGCCTGCAGGGCGATCAGCCGTCCGTTCAGCCGGATTTTCTCAGCGAACGCGTCCCCGTGCAGACACAGCGACAGCACTGCCCCTTCCCAGAACTCCACCGCCGAGTGCTCACCGTCGGGTGAGACCCGCAGCAGCATCGAGAGCGGATGCTCCGGGGCCGGGACCCGGCCTCCGTCGGCCTCGCGCCGATATACCGTCAGCGGCAGGGTCGCGATCGTCTCGGACAGCAGCTTTACGCAGGCCCAAAAGGCGGAGACCTGCAGGGCTGTGTCGGGCGTGACAGCCTTGCCGGCCGCGGTGTCGCCATAGCCGAAGAGCCGACCCCAGATCCGCGCCGCCTTCGCGTCGGCGACGGTGAGGGGAGCGCCCTTGGTCTCCAACCCGACCATGCGCCGGAGAGCGCTGCCGACCATCACGTGATCAGGCCCAAAGCGGAGCTTCGAGGAAGGCGTCGATGTCCATGCCCGGTTCCTGTGCGATGGCGAGGCCGAGCCCCATGATGCCTGCAACGATGCCGTCGATTTTCTCGGCCGACCGCTCTTTGGTCGGCTTCACGTTGCCCGCGTCGTCGGTCTTGATGGCGACATGGCCAATCATCCACCGAAGAACCGGGTGCCCGCCGTGGTCGAGTTGGCCGGCCACGACTAACCGCTCCCATTCCTTCGACGGAGCCGACATTGAGGCAAAGCCCTGACCGAACATCACGACGTTGCATCCGTCTTCCGCGAGGCGGATTGCAGTGCCAGTGGCGTTCCACCGGTCAATCGCAAGACCTTGAACGTCGAAGATCTCGGCGTCGGCTTTAACCTGACGCTCGATGGCGTCGTAATCGACGACATCGCCGTTGGTCTCTAGGATCGCACCGTCACGAGCCCAGATATCGTACGGCACACGATCGCGGCGCGCGCGCAGAGCGATGGATTCCGCCGGGCACCAGAGCCTGACGACGATCTTCCACCGCTCATCCGCCTCGACTGGTGGAAAGACCCAGACAAGAGCGGTGATGTCGGACACCGAGGATAGGTCGAGACCGCCGAAGCATCGCCTGCCCCGCAGGGTTTCGGCGAACACTTTCCAAGCATTCGCATCCCTGGCGCAAGCATCCCACCGCGACAATGACAGCCAACGGACAACCTGCTCCGTCCACTGATTGAGGTGATACCGCTTGAAGTCGTTTTCCAGTCGCGGGTTGTCACGAGCCTTGGCAGATTCCGCCCGGAGATATTCCAGTTTCGGCGATACACCGAGGTTCGGGTTCGCCCGATGCCAAACTGCCTCGTCAGTCCAATCATCGTCAGGCTTTGCGGCGAACATCACCACCAGAGCGGTTGCGTCGTCGAGGCTGCCGTTGGCAATCGACAAGCATTCCTGCCAGAGGGTCCAGCCGTATCCGGCCCCCTTGAAGCCCGCCGTCGAGCCGTACAGCTCTATGGGCTGATCACGAGCAGCGATCGACTGGTGCAGCGTGGTGTAGAGCGTACCATCGCGCCACTCGTGCATCTCGTCGCCAACGATCACGCTGGCTGACAGACCGTGCTTGCCCTCGGCGTTGCCCGACAGCACTTCGAAGCGCGCCCAGAGCTCGGCCAGGAACAGGGAACGCTTGAACGGCTGGACGCTCTCAGCGAAGGCCGGCGAGAGCCGGATCATCGTCTTCGCCTTTTCGAAGACCAGCTTGGCCTGCGCCTCGTTGCGAGCCATGGCATACGCCTGACCGCCCATCTCGCGGTCACAGACCCAGAACAACACGCTGAGGGCGGCGAGAAACTCGGTCTTGCCGTTCTTACGCCCGATCCAGAGGAACAAGCGGCGGAACAGCCGAAACCCGTCGGCCGTCTTCCACCCCACGAGCAGGCGAACGATGGCCTCCTGCCAGATGCGCAGGTGAAACGGCTTCCCGGCCCAGCGCCCTTCCGTGTGGCGGAACCACGTCGGCCACGCCGCCACGATCGCATCGGACAGAGCGGAATCGTACCACGCGCCCGGCACCTCAGCCGCCCGGCGCCAATGCCGTCCGACGAAGGCAAGCGTTGGATCCGCCTCGCAGGCGGCCACCCACTCGGGAAGCTCGGATGCGGCGGGCGATTCGACCGTCTCTGCCTGCACGTTCAGTTCGGACGCGAACCGGGAGGCGGCGCGGCTCTCGCCGAGAGGAACCCGACCGGATCGGCCACAGACGGCGCGCTGGCCGCCGCAGGCTGATCCGGATTTTCATCCCCCTTGCCGAAGAGGCCACCGAGCGGAGCGGCGGCCTGATCGCGCATGACCTTGTAACGGTCTGCGGGCGTGAGACCGTATGCGGCTTCCAGCTTCACCATCGCGAGCTCGACCTTGTCGCGATGCAGCGCCGCCGGATTGCGACGGAGCATCTCGTCGCCGCTGACCGTCTTGACCATCCGGCTTATGCCCTCGGTGCGGATGGTCTGCGTCGCCTCGATCCACTCGGCTTGGTAGACGCACCAGCGCGCGAAGGCGTAGCGGTCCATCCGATCCAGCAGGTTGCGCCTCTGCAGGTGCGGCGCGAGCTCGCGCCAGATCCGAAGCGCAAGGTCTTGGCCCGACTCCCCGCGCTTCACCTTGAGGAAGTCCGGCGGCGTCAGCGGATCGTTCGCTGCGAGGCGCGTCGCGCGGCTTTCCATGTTGCGCGTGCGCGCTCGCTTTCCAGGCGAGCCCTTCAACGCCTGCAGTGCCGGACCATCGGGCTTCCGTCCACGCGTCATCGGCATCCAGCCAAGCGACGCCTTGGCTCCTCTAAAAAAAATCCCGCGCAATATCGCGGAGAAAAAGGGGGAGTTTGGCAACCGGTCGACAGCGGAAACGCTCTGACTTTCAGACCCCCCTACCCCCACCCGCCGAGCCGCGTTCTTCACGTTGCTTGGTCACGTCGTGATGATAGCGGCACAGAGACTGGAAGGGGCCCGCCCAGAAGCGCCCGACATCGCCGCGGTGCGGCTCGATGTGGTCGCAGACTGTGGCCGCAGTCACGCTATCCTCTGCGAGGCACATCCGGCACAGAGGCTCGGCCTTCAACTGAGCAAGCCGCTGTGCCTGCCACCGGCCGGTGCCGTACAACGCACGGGTGGCGCTCTCCGCCATCCGCCTACGGTCAGCGGCCCTGGCACGCTCCTGGCGGTCCGCATCCGACCCCGGCCCGGTGGCGGGCCTGAATGTACTAGGGCGCGTTGGCATACCCACGGCATGACAAAGCCCCGAACGCGGGGCGCCGGGGCTTCCTGAAAAGCTAACGCACAAGGGGTGGTCGCAAGCCTGCAACCGCCGCCTCGTGCTAATTCTGAACGGCTACCACGCCTTTTCCACGTGGGCAAGCGGCAGCGGAATTGAGAATGATCGACCGAACAGCTTGAGCTTCACCGAGATGCGTTCTTCCGGCAGCAGGCACTCGACCACGCCGCTGAACGATCGATAGGGACCATCAACGACCCTGACCGGCCGCCCCGGCTCGAACGCCTTGGCTTCCTCAGCACGAGCCGCCGCCGCAGCAGCAGCCATGCGTGCGTCTGTGAAGTCGAAGACGCCATCGCGCTGATAGTCCCGAAGCCCGCTCACCACGTCGTCGGGAACCGTGACCGGCTTTCCATCCATCCGCACGAGGGCCTCAAGGCCCGGCGTCTCGCGCAGGCCGTACAGCGTCAGACCGGGCCGCAGACCCACGAAAACGTAGCGCGGGAACAGCGGCCGCTCGACGTCCTGGCATCGCTGAGTGACCGTCATCACCGGGACGAAGGTGCGGAAGCTCCGGCGCCGGACCGTCCGCTCCACCGAATCCTCGCGACGCGGGTTGGTGTAGGCCACGAACCACGTGCCCGCCTCAGCTTCGGCGGTCTCCTGCTCATCCGGTCCAGCCTGGGATCGCCCCCCGGAATTGCTGGCGCTGACCCAATCCGCCAGCTGAGCCGGCGAAAAGTCCGACGGTGACAAGCGCAGCATGGTTCAGACCCTGTATGAGCGACGTGGCGGCGGATCCGAATATAACACTAGAATTCGCAAAATCATCAATGCAGCCAATGGGTTTGGTCCAAATCGCCGTTAGACCGTCTGCCCCAACTGCCCCAACTTCATCAAAAAATAAAAGCAAGTTGGGGCAGGAATTACATAGCTCCGACAGGCACTTGCCCCATGTGCCCCATGTGCCCCATCTTTTTCGGCAGTTGCAGCAAGCGAGCGCGGGATCTTCGCGATTTTTGGCGGTTCTCCCTCGCGCGCGCGCGCGTACGCGAGGGCCAAATAGATGGGGCACATGGGGCACATGGGGCAAGTGCCTGTCAGGGCTTGATAATTTCTGCCCCAACTTCGATCCGTGCCCCATCTAGTTGGGGCACGAGGCTCACATGGGGCTTACGCGCAGCTGCGCACCCGGCCTGTTGATAGATCTGCGCACATTCGGCGCCCCTATGGAAGCCTGTCCATACTCAGGACGGCCGACCGGGCACCCTCGCTCGACGTTGGGGACCAATCAATCAGCGCCAGAGAAGCCGCGCCTGAAGCCGGCCGGCCTCTCTAGCCGGCGAGAAACCCGGTCTCTCACCGGCTGGGGGATGCCCCCTCTGCCCATTCAGGGGCCGACGCGCTCGCGCCACGCCTCATCCTCGTAGGCTTCGCGCAGCGCCTCATCGTGATGCCGCCAGCCCTCGGCGTCGCGCTTGCACCCGCCCTTGTCGTCCCGCTCGCCGTGCGTGCAGTGCCGCTCGATCTTGAATTCGGGGCCGTCCAGGGTGACGAGCATGTGATACCGCTCGCCGGCCGCAATGCCGCCGAAGGTGCAGCCTTCGCAGGGATGCGGCTTGCGAGCCGTGTGCTCTGACGAGCGGAGCACCTTTAGGCCGGCATCTTCGGCCGGGTCGTAGTCCTGCGGATCTAGCACCTTGCCCTCCCTGTTCGACGCCCAGGCTAAGCGTCGACGTCGGAGAAGCCGATGTCTTGCCCAACCTCCGACGCGAAAGCCTCGCGGCAGTCGGCAAGATCTGGCATGATGTAACACCAGCGCCGCCGGGCGGTGTCTTCGTGGTAGCGCTTCGCGCGACTGATCTCCGGTACGAGCTTGCGCATCTTCAATCCAAAGGCGATCTCTTCAGCCTTGCGCTTGATACCGATGCGCTCTGACGTCTGGATGTAGTCCTCAAAGAGCATTTCGCACGGCACCTCAGCTTGCCAGTATTCCTGCCCCCTGAGTGTATTTCCTGCGTACAGCCTCTGCACCCACCAGCTTTCGACCGAGTCGAGCGACCGAAGCTTCTGTTCGAGTAGAGCCTCCGTCATCGGGATTTTCCGCAGATTGATCTTCGACAGGTCATAGCTCAGCAGATCGTAAAGAAGGGCCTCCCTCCCCCCATTATCGAGCTCAGCGTCCAATTCCTTGAAATACTGATGGTTCTGAGCACACCGGGGATTGATGTCGAGGACACAGAACCGACGCTCATCCTTGCCGGCCGGGATCACCCAATCTTCGTTCGAAGTCATCAGTAGACGAACGAAATTATCCAACCGGATTGGATCAACGCCCTTGGATTCGATCATCTGCGTTTTTGCCGTCACGAGGCTCTTAAGACGACCCTCGGCATTCTTATCGCCGGCCCACACCGCTTCCTCAGCCTGCAGCAGAAGGCAGCTGGCCATGTGGGCATTGAAGTTGCCCGTCACATACCGCGCATCATCCACCAAGAAGTAATGCGACGGGAACAAGCTTCCGATCGCCTCGCCGATCTTGGTCTTGCCGGTGCCCATCTTCCCCCGCATCACAAGGGCGGTTCCGATCCTCTCACGCGGTCGCTGGACGATGTGAGCGAACCATCCGAAAACCCAGGCGTACAGTTCCGCCGAGCCGCCACAGCAATTATTAAGGATGTGATCCCTCAGAACTGCATAGCCGTTGACCTTCGCTTCCGGCTCGACGGCAAAGCCACGCCAGAGGTTGAGATAACCTTCGGCGCCGTCGACCAAGTCCGGATCGGGCTTGAACTCGATCCCACGATACTGCCGCCGCTTACGGCTTTGCAGCCATGCCGTCGCCCAGGTAACCGCCTTTATCTTGCCGTCGGGCCCGATGTACTCCGTCCGCGTGTTGAGGAACCACGCGCGAAACGCGTCGAGGGTCAGCACCCTAACGCGGTCCTCGATGGGCCCAGTGCTCTGCTCGTGAACGATGACAGCCTTGGAACCCATCAGCACCAGTGCCCACTCGCGGTTCATCCGGGGCACATCGAACCCCCATGCGCGTGGAACTGGCGTGTCTCCGCCGTCTCCCGTTTCGGTTGTCGCCTCGACGTCGATCACCTCGTCAGTGTCGTCAGCGCCAATCGGCTGCGCCTCGTCGATCAGCCGGGCGATGTGCTGGTGCGGATCTTCAGACATGCCGACCTACGCTACGAAAATCGGTTTCGAGAGGGGTGCTGTTGGACTGGTGCGCCGGGCGGTCACGGATACCCCCGACGCATCACGCGCAGCGCGCGCCACACCGCAGGCGGCGTCGTCTTGAGCCGAGCCGCCACAGCCCGAACCGGCATCTCGGTCGAGAGCGCTACAGCCACGCCATAATCGAACCGGCGTGCCGTCCCCATCGGGGCGCTCACCCTCAGATGCCGCGTGTGTGCCCCTACCGTGACGTCAGTCACGCCATGGTCAGCCGCAATGCGCGCACACGGCTCTCGGTCGAGGCGCCGCCGGGCGAACTCGCCGAGCATGGCTGGAGTGACCTTCTTCAT